CAAACCAAGGAATGGAACGTAGATGAGTATGGAGATAACTCATTTATGTGGGATTATATGTAACAAAATAAATTCTAAAGCAATTATTAAACTTGTAAATATTAAGGTTATATGATATATTGAAAGAAAGGAAGTAGATATAAAGGTAATTTAAAACGGAGGATTTATGAGTGGAGACGCAGGACTAAATGAACCAGTTGTTTTCTATAGTAAGAAAATGACTGAAACAAAAATAGTGCTTCTATCTCTCAAGGGGATAAAATTTGCAGAGGATTGTAATGGAAAAAGAAGAACTAACACCGACAAACGTTAATCTTGCTTTAGATGAGTTAAGACCATATATAGAATCAGATGGTGGTTATCTAGAATTTGTTGAAATAGACTATACAAATAATGGTCCTATAGTAAAAGTAAGATTACATGGTGCTTGTTCTTCTTGTCCTATGAGCGATCAGACTATGAAAATGGGTATAGAGAGACATATTCAGATGATATTTCCAGAGGTTTACGAAGTAATTCAAGTAGAATAATGGACTTTGACAGTGAAATTAGTTTAGATCATCTATTATTCACTGAAAGAAAATGTCGTGTATGTGGAAAAACAAAAGATCTTGTACAAGAATTTTATGTAACTAGAAAGAATAGAACTACCTTATCGTCATACTCTTATGAATGTAAGGATTGTACAAAAGAAAGAGTAAAAAGAACGAAGAAGAAGAAAGTAAGTAATAAATGGGAATACCCAGACTGGTAGTTCATGCACGGTTTCCCCGTTGAAAATATGCTTTTCAATAAATAATTTCAGTATAATTCTGGATTCGGAGAACATAAGATGCCACTAAATTTAGCATCTCCAGGGATATTAGTAAGAGAGGTTGATCTTACTAATGGTCGAATTGATCCAACAACGGATAAAATTGGAGCAATTGTAGCACCTTTCCCAAAAGGTCCTGTAAATTTACCAACACTGGTAAGTACAGAACAACAATTAGTAGATATTTTTGGGGAACCTTCTGCTATCGACAAGCACTATGAACACTGGTTAACTGCATCATCATACTTAGCATATGGTGGCGGTTTACAAGTAGTAAGAGCATCAGGAGATAATTTAACAAATGCACTAGCAGGAGCTGCAAGTAGCATAACAATCAATAGTACTGAAGATTACGTAACAAAGACTTACGACGAGAACACAATCGGAAATGTTACAATAGCTGCCAGAAACCCAGGTTCTTGGGCAAACGGTATTCAAGTAGCAATCATCGACTCATTTGCTGACCAAACATTATCAGGAGAATTTGCTGATGTTTTAGTCGGATATGGTGTAACACAAGGTCTTGATGGTAAAGTACTAATTGGTGCAGGATCAACTTCATCCTTAGATGGATATTACCTCAAAGGTATAGTTACTGAAGTTGGTGCAGGAAATAGTTCAGTTAAAGTTAAGGTCAATTCTTATATTGATCCAAACGGAGATGAAGTAGAGGTAGATTACACTGCAGGAGGAACATGGCAGTTCGCAGGTAGCGGAACACTAGGAGTTCATACAAATGGATATAATAGTGCTTACGGTACTAAAACTTATGACAGTGCATCAGATTGGTTCGATACTCAAACAGTTCAAATCAGTTCAACAGGTATCTCAACAGTAACATATAAGTGGAATGCTTTAGCAGGAAGACCAGGAACTTCAGCATTTGCAGAATCCAGAAAGTCCAAAAATGACGAAGTTCATGTTATTGTTTTTGATGGAAATGGATCTATAACAGGAACTGTTGGTACTGTTATTGAGAAACATATAGGTCTTTCAAAAGCAACAGACGCACAATTCTCAGCAGGTAGTCCTTCTTACTGGAGAAAATATCTTTACAATAATTCAGAAGTTATCTTTGGTGGTAGTGCACCTGCAGGTATAACAACCACTGGATTTAGTTCTGGATTTACATTACAAGGAGATGATGCTTGGGATCAACCTGCAGAAGATATAATCTTCTCAGCAGCTGGAAACCAGACATTTACTCTTTCAAAAGGTTTCAACTACGATTATTCATCAGGAATATCTACCGCAGGTGCTTTAGATTCAACTAAAGCAGATATTAATGGTGGATATGATATTCTTGCTAACACAGAAGAATATGACGTTGATTTCTTAATTCAAGGTTCTGCTAGTTACGGAAAAGAAGCAGCACAAGCATTAGCATCTAAACTTATCTCAGTTGCTGAGTCAAGAAAAGATGCCATTGCGTTCATATCACCATATAGGGGTGCATTTTTATCAGAATCAGCTGATAATACAACTAATACTATAAACTCTGCTGATACAATTACAGACAATGTAGTATCATTCTTTGCACCATTACCTTCATCAAGTTACGCTGTATTTGACAGTGGATACAAATACATGTATGATAGGTTTGCAAATACATTTAGATATGTACCTCTAAACGGAGACATCGCAGGTATTTGTGCTAGAAATGATATTAACAACTTCCCTTGGTTCTCACCTGCGGGAACAGCAAGAGGTTCAGTCCTCAATGCTATCAAACTAGCATATAATCCTACAAAATCTCAAAGAGATGTTTTATACAGTAATAGAATTAACCCAGTAATCTTCTCACCAGGAGATGGAATTATTCTATTCGGTGACAAGACAGGTCTTGCTAGAGCATCAGCATTCGACAGAATTAACGTTCGTCGTCTATTCCTCTTCCTAGAAGATGCAATCTCAGCTGCTGCCAAAGATCAACTATTTGAGTTTAACGATGAAATTACAAGAACAAACTTTGTAAATATAGTTGAACCATTCTTACGCGATGTTCAGGCAAAGCGTGGAATCACAGATTATGTCGTTGTTTGCGATCAAACAAACAACACTGCAGCAGTTATTGATGCAAATGAGTTCGTCGCTGACATCTTTATCAAACCCGCAAGATCAATTAACTTCATTGGTCTAACATTTGTTGCAACTAGAACAGGTGTTTCATTTGAAGAAGTAATCGGTAACGTTTAATTAGAGGTTTAAAAAATGCCCACCAGACAACAAATTAATCCACCTCCACTAAGAAAGATTACTGACTTTAAAAGTAAGTTAATTGGTGGTGGTGCAAGAAGTAATCTATTTGAAGTTGTACTCAACTTCCCTAGTATTGCTCCCGCAAGTTCAGAAGTTCTTGATAAAGCAAGATTCTTAGTTAAAGCAGCAAATTTACCTGCTTCAAACATATCTGACATAACAGTTCCTTTCAGAGGTAGGATTCTCCACGTAGCAGGAGATAGAACTTTTGATAGTTGGACAATTACAGTTATTAACGATACAGATTTTGCTATTCGTTCTGCTATGGAAGCATGGATGAATGCGATAAACAGAGTCTCTGATAATACAGGTTCAACAGATCCTGCATCTTATCAAGCAGACGCAACTGTTTTCCAACTAGATCGTTCTGGAGAAACACTCAGATCTTATCGTTTTTACGATATTTTTCCAACTCAAGTTGCTCCTATCAACCTATCATATGATACGGAAGGTATTCAAGAGTTTACTGCAGAGTTCCAAGTTCATTGGTGGGAAGCTGCCAAGGGTGTTGGTTCCGCAGCAGGTGGTGAAAATATCAACTAAATAAACATAGGAATATTTTAAGAGAATTTAATAATGGCGAAACTCTTTGGTTTTTCGATTGAAGATAATGAAAAGAAACCGAAAGGTATAGTATCCCCCGTTCCTCAAAATAATGAGGACGGGGCTGATTTCTATCTACAATCAGGATTTTATGGACAGTACGTAGACATCGAAGGTGTCTATAAAACTGAATACGATCTAATTAGACGGTATCGTGAGATGTCGTTACATCCAGAAGCTGATAAAGCAATCGAAGATATTGTTAATGAAGCAATTGTTAGTGATCTATATGATTCTCCTATAGAAGTTGAGTTATCAAACTTAAATGCAAGTGATAAGTTAAAGAAAGCAATAAGAGAAGAATTTAAAACAATAAAAGAAATCATGGACTTTGATAAAAAGTCTCATGAAATATTTAAAAATTGGTATGTCGATGGTAGATTATTTTATCTGAAAGTCATTGATATTGATAAACCAGAAAATGGTATTCAAGATTTAAGATATATTGATCCTTTAAAAATAAAACATATTAGAAAAGAGAAGAAGAAAGAGAATGATAAAGCTGGTTTTAAAGGAACTATACCTGTAGGAACTAGAGCACCCGAAGATTATCCAGAAATTGAAGAACATTTTATATACACACCAAACTCAGGTGCTAATCGTGGACCTGGTAACTTTGGTGCTTCAAAAGCATCTATCAAAATTGCAAAAGATTCAATTGCATTTTGTACATCTGGATTAGTTGATAGAAATAGAAATACTGTTTTATCTTACTTACATAAAGGAATTAAAGCACTTAATCAATTAAGAATGATTGAGGATAGTCTTGTAATTTATAGAATATCAAGAGCACCAGAAAGAAGAATATTTTATATTGATGTTGGTAATTTGCCAAAAGTAAAAGCAGAACAATATCTTAAAGATGTTATGATGCGTTATAGAAATAAAATGGTCTATGATGCAAACACTGGAGAAGTTCGCGATGATAAGAAATTCATGAGTATGATGGAAGATTTCTGGTTGCCTCGTAGAGAAGGTGGTCGTGGAACTGAAATCACAACTTTACCTGGTGGACAAAATCTTGGAGAACTTTCTGATATAGAATATTTCCAGAAAAAATTATATCGTGCATTAGGTGTTCCTGAGACAAGAATGCCTGGTGGTGGAGATGGTTTTAATCTTGGTAGATCATCAGAGATATTAAGAGATGAATTGCAGTTTGCTAAATTTGTAGGTCGTTTAAGAAAGAGATTTGCAAATTTATTCAACGATCTTTTAAGAACACAATTAATTCTTAAAAATATTATTGCTCCAGAAGATTGGACTGAAATTAGCGATCATATTCAATATGATTTCTTATATGATAATCAATTTGCTGAACTTAAAGAATCTGAATTATTAGAAGGAAGATTAGGTATATTAGCAACTATCGAACCATATATTGGTAAGTATTATTCTACTGAGTATGTTCGTAAGAAAGTATTACGTCAAACTGATGCTGAGATTATTGATATTGATGAGCAAATAGAAGATGAAATACAAAAAGGTATTTTACCAGATCCAAGTGCAGTTGATCCAGTAACTGGAGAACCATTACCTCAAGAAGGTGGAGGAGATCTTGGTCAAGTTCCTACTAATGGAGAAGCTCCAATGGTAGATCCTGAAGATGGAGATGGTGCAGTCTTACCTGAACCAAAGGGTGGAAAGATCTAGTATAAATAAAAATAAATTTAATATTAAATCATGGAAGATATTATTAATGCTATAGCAACAGATGCTTCTGCGTCTGAAGTTTCAGATGCTTTGAAGAATGCACTTTTTGCAAAAACAGGAGAAAGAATTGATGCTATGAAATCTAAAGTAGCATCTGCTATGTTTGATCAACCTGAAGCAGAAATAGAAACAGAAGTCGAAGCAGAAGCAGAAACTGAAGTTACTGATACACCAGAAGAAGAAGAGAAAACTGAATAAAGATACTTAATTTAATAAATACAAGATAGTATTCTATATTCTATACAAGAAAAACTGAGGAACCAAAAAAATGAGTAGAATTCTCGTAAAAGGCGAACAAATAACTGTTCCAAATTCAGTAGGTGCTGCATCTAGTTTTAGTGAAGCAACTGTTGTACGTTTAGCAAATCCATCTGCTAACGACAGAGTAGTTACTGTTGCCGAAAATAACGGTGGTTCCGCTACGATAGGAACTTTCACAATATTAGCAGACACAACAGAATTGTTGGAAAAGAATCCAACAGATGTAGTTTTCGTAAATGCAGGAACTGATGTGTTAGGTGCTAAAGTAGGATTTACAAATTAGGACTATGAAACTAATAACAGAAGAAATCTCAGACGTTAAATTTATTACCGAAGGAAAAGGTAGTAAAAAGAAAATGTATATTGAAGGAGTATTCCTTCAAGGAGACCTAAAAAATCGTAACGGAAGAATGTATCCAGTTAACACTCTTGCAAAAGAAGTTAACAGATATAATGAAGCATTCGTTGCAAAAGGTCGTGCTCTTGGAGAACTTGGACATCC